TCGTTGTTAGTTGTACTATTTGAGCTAGATCCTGACTGATAAGTCGTGCTAGATTCATAACCACCTGTAATCGCTGTGTTGCTCCCAGCGTTATTGCTTTGGGTATTGGTGGTGCTACCTGAACTAGTTACATCAGATACAGCACTTTCTATGCCTAGCAATATAACCATAATGATTAGTATGTATATTGCTTGTTTAAACCTCAACACTTCCATTTTCTAAGAGCCAACGCCTTCCTCGTAGGCCTCCCCTTCGAGTCTTTCATAGGCCCTTTAACACCACCCATTCTTGCACAAAAACTTTTTCTTCTCTTTGCTGCTTTTGAACCAGGCTTTACTTTACCTGTAACAGGTCTTTTAAGATTAGATCCTTGCGTCCTTTTAAAATACTTTCTACCAGCCTCATTTAATCCACCAGTTTTGCTTTGATATTTTTTTGCTACCATGTTTAAGTCCTCGCATAACTTGGTTTCGGTCCTTTATTAGACTTAGCTTGTTTTCTTTTTACTGATGCTCTTCTTCTAGAAGGAGACATCGCTCTTGCTTTGGCAGAAGGTACGCATTTTGGATATTTCTTTCTCTTCTCTCCTTTGCTCCTACCACATGGTGGGAAAGACCCATCGGATCGTGGGTTAGCAATATCAACCCATTTTTCTCTTACCCAAGATTTAAGACCTTTTTTTGCCATTTTTTTTGCCTTTTGGTTTTATTCTTCCAGAACAAACTCCAGAAGCGTACATATTTGCATAAGCACTAGGGTATACTTTAAATTTTCTTTTAGCTGCTGCTTTCCCTTTTGCACATAGTTTTGCCATATTATTTCCTCGTTAGTGAACCACCAAAATATAGTCCGATAATTGAAAATATTGTGTGTGATTGCAGGTTAGTTATATAAATCGTGTTGCCTTCTTCAAAGTATGATGTTTCGTAGGTTTCGCCAAATATCCACCAGCCACTACTAGCCTCAGTAACTATTTGATAAGCAACATTAACATCAGTAAATATTGGTGCAACAATAGGTACTACAATAATGCTAAATACACACATTAATGCTATCCATCTTCTTGTATGTTTTGTGTGTGGATCTGATATTGCTCTAGCTTTATCTGTTTGTTTAGCCGCAAACCCTGCCCTAGCCATCAACATCTTTTGTCGTTCTGCTTCGGCTTGTCCTTTCTGAGCCATGATCGACATAATGCCACCTAGCACTGTGCTAGCTAGCATGCTGAGTAGCTCCATAGGAATCATATAAACCTCCTTTCGGTAGTTGTTTTAATCAAAGTTTGTTTTTGTTCTTGTTTCATATTGCTCGCTAACCCTTGGTGCGTCGAGAGGCTCTTGTCCTAATCCAACAAGTCCTGTTTGTCTAGCAACAGTTCCAGTGTTTCTAATAAAATTGCCTACCATATTTGATGCGGCAATAGCTTTCTGTCCTTCTGGCGAATTCATCATGCCCTCAAAAAACTCAGAGACCTTTCTTTTGCCTTTGCGCATTTCTGCAAACATGCTTTTGTTAACTGGAGAACGCATATATGCGTTGAACAAATTCATAAGACCCATAGTCAAAATAAGGCCACCTGCACCACCTATAAGACCTGATCCCGCTGCTGCTGTTGCTCCTGCTAACGGCAAAATGTTATTAAGTTTCGCTCCACTTGCGGTTGCTAGCGACATTCTTCTGACTAGAAACTGAGTTACTTTAGGTGAAGGTTGGAATCCCTCTATAGCTTTCATAAAATTTACAATCCTGTCGTAAGTCAAGTTTTGCAAATGTGGTATTTGTTGATCTTTGGGCAACTTAGCATTAGCTTGTTTTATCAAAGGAGAGTCCTGGACTGTTTTAAGCATAGTTTTGAACCTCTCTCTTGCAGCAAGACTACCAGTAGCTCCTGCCCCAATATCTTTGAGGAATTGTTGAGTATTGAATTCGCCTGCTTCTCTTAATGAATTCATCAATGTCTTATCGAGCATTGTTTCTATTTCTGAGTAAATTAAATTAGCGTATTCTTGTTCTCCTCGTAGTTTTTCGTTTTTGGTAAGGTTGCGAACACCATTTTGGTCAGTCATAATATTTTTTAACTTTTCTAAACCTTCTTTTGTGCCTAAATAATGTTTAAAGAGTTCTGATGAATCTGGTTTTACGCCAGTTAATCCTCTGCCTGCAAACGTAGGTATGTCTGAAACTCCAGTGGCTTTTGTAAAATCATCCACCAAGTCATCATATACTTTAGCGTTATAGCTTTTATCGTTCATCGCTTTCGCGTACTGTGAAAGTTTTACGTTGTCGTTTAAAAGTTTTAAGTTATCTGAGTAGATTTTATTGCCTTCATTAATTTTAATTACTGCATTAGGTTCTGCTCGCTCTATAGTATTTAACAAAGCTTTTTCTATAGCGGGAAGTCCTCCGTGTAAGTTTTTGTCTACAGGAGAAAGGCTATCGTAATTTCTTGTGTAAAGGCCACGAGCTGATTTTAAGTTTTTAATATCTTGTTTTAATTTAAAAACTTCTTTGCCAGTTAATTGTTCTGGGATAGCAGTTGCTGTTTCTTTTTCTGCTACTGTTCCTGTAAATTTAAAAGGTACTTTTGTTGGCGCAACAAATTTTTTAAGAAAATCTGGTAAGCCTTTGCCAATTACAGTTCCACTAATAAAACCATCGCTAGCAGCCAATCTCGAATTCAATGTTTGAATTTCTGATAAAACACTTACGTCTTGATTGTTTTGATTCTTTCCAAGAGACGCTAGATTAAAATTTTGTGTTGAGTTTGCTATTGTGTCATCTGCTGTTTTATAAGCTTGTTCATATGTTGCTTTATTAGCCATTGCTAGTTTGTTCAAATTATTTAACATATGAAAGGGAATTTGACTTCTTGCTGATAAATCGCCTGCAATCTTGCCGTTTTCGTCAATATATTTAGGCAACAACTCGGCTCTTTCGTAATTACTGTACGCTCCTGCTCTCCCAAACGATCCTGGTCTTATCAATGGGTCTCTTTCAGCGCCTGGTCTTAGTTTTGTCCCATACTTTTCTGCTGTTGCAGCATCTAATCTTGAGCCTAACGACATCAGTAAATCGTCTTCTTGGTTTTTAAATGCTTGTACCCCACCCTGTGTAAGCCCTGGAATCTTTATGTTAGCGCCTGGTACAACGCTTGTTGCTCTAGCAATTCCAGTTGTAAGCCCATATATGCCACCAGTGCCTACTCTTTCTGAAAATCTTGTAGCGGTCAATGCCTCATCGGCTAATACTTCTCTGTTGTTTTGTCTAATTGCGTCATCAGTTTTGTCGCCAAACTGTTTGATATATTGTTCTTTTTCTTTAGCAGATAATTTGGATAATTTGCCAAACACCCTATTGGTTCTTTCAACAGCTTTGCTAGTAGCGTCTCCTGCTATTTTAAATCCTCCTTTAACAACTGGAACAACAACCTTGTCAATCCCGTATGACAAACTAGCGTCAATACCGAATTGCACAGCCATATCTTTTGCAATTTGACTGCCAGGTTTTGTTATTTGTCCTTCATCTGCTAAAAGCAAATTAAGGGTGTCGAATGTGCCTTGTCCAATAGCTGATCCTGCACCAAAGCCTCCTGCTCCGCCTGCTGGTCCTCCAAGTGCAAAACCTTTAAGATATCCTGGTATACCTAGCGCTAACTCAAACACTGTTTCTAGTTCGCTTGGTAGCGTACCAGGATATTCGTCTGGTTCTATAACCCTAGTTTTAATTGCTACATCTCTTATTCTTTGATAATAATCTTCTTTGGAAAGCTCGCCTCTTCTAACAAGGCTAACCCCTTCTTTCTTTTTCCTTTCAAAAATTCTTTCGGCATTTAACCTTGCATTAACAACATCTTCTTGTGTGTATTTAGCCATTAAAAATCATCCTTCATAAAGTCGTCAAGAGTAACACTATCTTGTTCTGTGGTACTCCTGTCAAAATTTGTTTCATACTGAACGCCTTGTCCTGTCTCATCTTGTAATGCTCTAACTACGCCTCTAAGCCTTCTTACAATATAATCTTGATCTGCTATGGCTCTCGATACCTTGCTTATTCTAGCTTTATCTCCTTGACTTTTTGCGACTTCAAGCAGTCTAACATTCTTAGTAAGCTGTCCTTGAAATCTGTTTAACAAAGCTTCGTATTTTCTCATTTCTGTTATATCTGAGGTAAGCCCTGCTGGCGCGGGTATTTCATCAGCAGAGAGTTGTAAGTAATAGACAGATGGTCTGCCAGATACTTCACTTGCTGCTGTTCTCAGTATTTCTTTATTTAATGCAGATAAATTAGCACGAGCTTTGCTTTGGTCTGAAAAAAGGTCAATGTCAAATATTCTCCCTACGCCGCCAAGTCCATACATCAAAGCATCTGCTGGTCCGAAAGCATATTCTGCTAATTTGTCTTTATCAATAATGTCGTCAGTTATAGGTCTTTGCACTGAAGGAACTCCTCCATCATCGCCTTGTAGGTCTCTTAAAAGTTTTTGATATCTGAGTTGTTTTATTGCAGCGTCTATATCTCCACTGCCTTGCCCAACATTTAAAGCCTCTAAGTATTTTGTAGCCGGCGCTACTCCTGGTCGTCTGTTTTCGTTCAAAATCAGCGCCATTTGTAAGAGTCTGTTGTTTTTACTTGCTTCATCTCCACCTGGTACAATAGTGTCTAGCAAAGTAGTTCCGATTTTATCAGTAACTTCTTTTGTTCCATCTAAAAGTCCTTCGATGTCAAAGTTAATTTTTTCTTTTGCCATGTTGTCCTCTATCCTAAAATACCAAAAGTATCGTTTCTTCTGTTGTTTGCAATGGTAATCATTTGTTGTGGTGACAGTTCAAGCACAGGTGCGCTACTACCTGCTGAAGCTACTGGTTGTTGTATTTGCATCGGATCACTATTTGTCATTTCTCTTTGTCTTTGCGCTTCTAAAGCTAAAATGTCATTAATCATATTTGCTCTATCTTTTTCTTTTTTCTTGTCATCGCCCTCATCTGCATCAGCCAGTTCTGTATCTTTTTCTGGCGTTGCCTGAAGGCTAGCGTTGAACAACGGATCAACTTGATTAATTTGTGGGTAAATATCTCCTAAAATACCTGTGTTTATGTCTGGGTTAAGGTTTGGAGCAAATATCCCTTGGTTTAAAGCGGGAGACCCACTTGTTATAACTGGTAATCCAGTTTCTGCACTTATAAAACCCTGCACTCTATCACCTACTGTACCTGTTTGAGTACCAGTAAGTTGACCAAGCGGGTTGTTGATACGGGCTTGGTTAGCTGCCATTTCTGCAACTATTGGTCTTATTTTTGGCGCAAGTTTTCCTGGATCGACTACTTGTGCTGCATCGCCTAGCAAACCACCCAAGTTTTTTACACCTTCTGGTATCAAATTCATCGGGTTTAAGTTATCAGGTATTAGTCCTAAAGTGTTGTTTAAAGCATTTGTTAAAAAATCAAACATGTTGTTCTCCTATGAAAAATATCCTATGCTGCCACCTATTGCAGCTCCTCCTCCACCAGGTAATAACATATTACCAATGGTTGCTCCAGCTAGTGCGTTTGCCCCTCTACCTCCGCCTTGTTGCATGTCTTCTCCTGTTGCAATTGCAGTAGTAGGCAGTCGGTTTGTGTTAATTATATTTGCAAGACTAACTAGTGATTGATAAGGAGCATCTTGTTCAAACTGAAATCTTGCTATTCGGTCATTTATTATGTCTTGGACTCTTCCTCTTTCTATATCACCAATTTGTGACTGTAAACTAAACGGATAGCCAAGCCCTTGTTGGATTTGCCCTAAATTAGCTAAGTTAAACCCTTGGGTCTTAATCATATTATTGAAAGCTCCTCCGTATAATTTATTAAAAGCATCGGTTGCCGTGTCTCTTGCTTTATTAAAAGCTAAACTTTCGACAACGCCTTGTCTAGTGCCTCCTAAATTACCGCTTTTGTTAGCAGCGCTTGTAATCCTTCCAAGGTTGGATTGCAACATGTCTTCTATAGGTCTTATAGCTGTTTGCAAAGAACCACGAAGCCCTGGGTCATTAAAGACCTCATATGGACTTCTAAGACTGCTAGCTAAAGCATCTGCCCCAAGGTTAGTTAAGTTTCTGCCTTGGTCTCCATAAAATCTTAATGCGTCTGCTTCTGCGCTTAATGATGTATCCGATGGTGGGGCAACAGAAATATCTGGGTAGAACTCATAAGGCATGTTCTCCCTATATACGTTCTCTGCCGCATCATAAAGCCTTCTTATTGGCTCTCTTTCAATCGGATTTAGTTCTTGTACTGTAGTTCTAGTACCGCCTCCGCTTCCTCCGCTCATAATTATCCTCTCAGTGATATGGTGTTAATTTTTTGCCTAAGACTGTGTATATTTCTTTATACTCATAGTCTCTAAGCTCCCTCTTAAATCCTTTTCTGCAAAACATCTCGACTGCTTCGCAACCGCTTTGTCTTGCCCATTCTTCAATCGTTGTAAGTGTGTGTTTCCATTTTTTAAATTTTATGCCTCCAAGCGTCACAATTCTACACACTGTTTTGTTTGGATATTCAATAATTTGTGTAGTGCCTGCTCCGTATATTTTGTCCTTATCATCAAATATAACCCACAGTTGCATTTCTCTTTCTACGCACAACTCTCTAATGTCATCTAAAGACAGTTCTTCTTGGCTCTGATCATTGCCGAGTTCTAAATATTTTGAACATTTGTCCCAAATTTTGTTAACCTCATGAGACAAAACCCCTGAAATGTGCATCATCCTAATTTAACCCAACTGCCCGCAGAATTCCTAAAATAAACTCCTTCTCCAGAACCAGGATCGAAGTTTGTGCCGTCAGCATAAACTATATCTCCCTGTTTTATACGTTCTGGTTCGACATTTTTTATCTCAATAAATGTTACTGGTGTTTCTTCAAGCGCTCCTTGAAGTTTTGTAAATTCTTGCAATAAATATTGAGGCAAATCCTCTGGATCTTCTGGTACTGGATTCGGTGTATATCTAGGTGCTTGTGCCATGTTAATCAAAAAGTGACTTGCTAATGTTGTTTATTGTGTCCAAAAGACCACCGCTACTTTGATTGTAATACACAGAAGGGTTTCCGTAAATGTTGGGTCTTCCAGTCATGTTATAAATGCTAGGGCTTCCTGTTATATTAAAATTATTCATTGTTGGTAAAGCATCTAAACCTACGGGTATTCTTGTATTTCTATTCATTGTTGGTAAAGCATCTAAACCTACGGGTATTCTTGTATTCGTATTGAAAACTGGCAATCCATCAGATTTGCCTGTTCTTCCTGCTTCTAGTCCCAAAGGGATGTCCATTGCTTGTTTTTGGTCTATAATATTTCCGAAGTTATCTAGTCCTATTAAACCTAATTCTTCCATTGGGGTTGCCATTATCTTTCTCCTAATACTTCGTATTCTAAATCGTATCCGTTAAGCTCAAAAGTTGTTGCAGATGTATGTTGAAATTTAATTGCAATATATTTGCCTGTGCTTCTTGCGTCTACTTTGTTTTGACTGTCTGGGTTTATGGTTTGTTGTGTTTTATAACTATATGTGCCATCTGGAGTCATAGAACTTCCTACAAATATTTCTGCTGATCCTGTGCTAGAAAACCTTGGTGTTACTTTTCTTACCTGTTTGACAGTGTTTGGATTGCCATCTAAGACCAACCCTTTTCTTTCTAGAATCATTGTAAAATCTGAACCCGCAAAATCGAATCCATTGTCACCTCTGAAAAACTTTGTGTCTCCTGTGCTTGACATCAAAATAGAAGTCTCTGTTGGGTTAAATGTTCTCATGCCCCAATTTTCTGTGGTGCTATATGTATCCCATGTTTGACTTTGTCCTGACCAAACTACTGGTGACGTTCCAGGGTTTACGATTCCTGTGGATATGTGCAATATGTCTGGTAAATCTCTAAAACTGAATGAGTTTGTGTTGTAATTCCATATTAACGCTTTATTGCAAAAAGTAGACCCTACTGTTGGGTACGATACCCATATTTCGTTTTTCTGTTTATTGTGAGTAACAAATGTATTTGCATAATTGGTGCTATCTATTTCTGCAAAAAGTGTCCTTTTAATTACGTTTGTAGCGACTGACTTTTTCCTAACACCATTATGAATGATCAGATCTCCTGCCGTAACAACAAAATGATTCCCATTAAATTCTGCTACACAGTTACGGCTTAACACGCCAGAGTCATCAAATAGCTTTTGAAAACTGAAAACAAGATTTCCTCCGATAAAATTCATTAAATAAGTAGAGTTTTCTTTGTAAATAATAAAAGATTGTTTGAGCGGGAAACCATCAATAATAAAATCTCCTGCGTCACCTAAAGTAACAGAACCAGCATCATTGGTACTGCTAGCAACCCAAGTGCTTGGCAAAGTAAGGTTTTCTGCTGAAGCTCCCCATCTAACCTTGTTTGGCAAATTAGTCGAAGACTCGGTTAAGTTTAGGGATACTAAAAAATTCTTATAAGGTCTAATTACTTTGCAAGTTGTGTTTGCTGGCCAGTTAGGTAAATCTGAAAAATTACTTGCTCCAGTGGACGCAAGCGCTTGTGGGTCATCTACTCCATTGTTAAGTATTGGAAGTCCGTTGAATATAGAACCAATCCAGTTACCAACACCAGTCAAATTCGTTGAGTAATCACCGCCAGATGATCGGGTAAAGTTAGCATGACTTGATCCGTCATATCTATATATTTTAGCAGTTCCAGCGTAAAACCAATAACTATTTGCGCCTGTTGTCCAATTGATTGCAAAATACGGAGCGACTGTAGGAGTACCAAACACCTGATCTTGTCCTAAAATTTTTTTTGCTGCGCCGTCTTCAAATCTTGCGTTTTCTGTGTGTGAAAAAAACTCTTTTGGTAAAGCTGTATCGTTTGTATCTTTGATCATTCCTTTCGGATTGATAACTTGAAATGTAGCCATTATGCAGTGCGTCTCCACATATATACAACAATATATGGTTGTAAAATATTGTGCGCTGAACCTCCACCTGTAGAGGTTGTAGTAAAAGTAGAAGTTCCAGAGGTATTACCCTCAGATAGATTGTTATTGTCAGTATCACTTGTACTCATGGTTACATCGTGAGTATGTGATGGCATTTCTGCTATGGTTAATGTATGAGTTTTAGAACCGCCTGTTTCTTGTGCTGTATCAAAATCACTGTCTGTTGCGTCTAAGCCAACCATTACACGACCAGCGCCAAATGCAGCCCATGTGCCAAAACCAAGCAGTGTTGCAGGGTTGGTTGCAACTGCTGCATTTATATAAATTGAACCGACAGGGTATACAGCTTGTAAAGTTGTTGCTGTGTCTGAACCAATAGTAATTGTGCCAGTCACTGTCAAGTTTCTTATCCCAGTAACGTCTTTATTAGCGTCTACCGATAAAGCTTTAGATGCTTCTGCCGTTCCTAATGTCGAAATGCCAATGTAATTTAGTTGAGTAGTGTTTGCTGTAACACCATCAAGTAAATTTAACTCTGTGTGCGTTGAAGTAACAGCGCCACTGACGCTTGGAAAAGTAGCTTTTACTGTAGATTTTATCAATCTTATATGATCATCACCCTCATTGACTGGGTCACCAGCTACTGGGTTCGAGCTATTTAAGTCCGATATATATGTTCCTGTTTCTAATCCCATAAAGTTCTCCTATATTGCTAAACCTACTGTGCCATTAGTTCCCACTACTGGCATTTCTGCAAAAGCCATGTAAAGATATTCAGCATTTTCTGAGTTTGCCTTTCCATCTGTTGTTGTTGCACGAAAACCCCAAGACGTAGCAGTAATTGTGCAATTTGTAGTACTATTATTGCTATTAAATTTTATAGTTCTTTTCATTTCTGACGTACCAGCTACTTGTCCCTCATCTACTACTGTTGTTTTAGCTGCCCATTCTTCTGTACTTTCCCATTTTTTAATCATTAACCATTTAGGTCTAAATCCACAATAAACAGGAGCGCCTTTAACGTTTCCTGAACCAGCATATATTCCAAACTTGCTAAAACCTTTTATCTCTGCAAAACAATATGCTATAGATGCAGCGCCACTTGTATTGTGATGTGTTTTATTTCCAACAGTAAAAACTGTGCTTGTAGGTTTGGTATCATTCCAACCACCAGCGTCATCTTGAAATTGACTTGTAGCTGCGAACTGTATTAAATCATCTTCTGTA